AATGCTGATATTGGAGATATATCTGAACTAAACGGCTCTGCTCAAATTGTAAGAGATAAACCATACGAAGCTAATTTAAAGTTTGCGATACAAAGCAATGATGAGGCTATAACCAAAGATGGTCGTATGGCTATTACTTTTCTTGATAATTCAACTGTAAAGCTAACTGAACATTCACAGCTTTTAATAGATGAATACATCTACGATCCTGATCCAAGTAAAGCAAAGATGGCCCTTACCTTTGGTCTTGGTACAGCAAGGTTTATTACTGGCAATCTAAACCGTATAGATAAACAAAACATTACCCTTAAAACTCCCACCGCAAACATAGCTATTCGTGGTACTGATTTTACTGCGACAGTTGATGAGCTTGGCCGTAGTTTAATTATTTTATTACCTGATAAATATGGTCTATCTAGTGGCGAAATATTGGTAACTACGGGCATGGGAACTGTTACTTTAAACAAACCCTATCAAGCAACTACGGTAAGCGTGTTTGAATCAGCACCAACTAAACCAGTTATTTTAGATCTTACGCTTGATTTAATTGACAATATGTTAATCGTTACCCCGCCAAAAGAAGATGTGGTTATAGAAGAAGAAACAACGGCAAATCAGACAGATAGCGTTTTAGACTTTAACGATTTAGATATTGATTATCTTGCAGAGGATTTTTTAGAAGATGAGCTAGAGTTTACTGAACTAGATATAAATTATCTTGATGTAAATTACCTGGAAGATTTATTAAATGTACTTGATGCCCTAGCCGTAGCAGATGAAGAAGATAAATTGGCACAAGCAACTAGCACCCAAATTAGTGGTACTTTGTTAGGTAAAGATCCTGACACACAAATAACAGCTTTAATTACAGGTAATGTTGTAAGTTTAAGAAGAGAAGTAAATGAAAGTGTAAGAATAGATTTGGATGGTAGTAATGCCTATACGGTTATTTTGATACAAGATGGCATTTCAAATATAATTAAAGTCAACGGAGGCAGCGAAAGTGTTATCACTATTACTCAAAGCGATTAATGAAAAACAATGTAAAAAGATCCTTTTCTTCTTTGGTTCGGATGCCTTACCAAGATGCTATTGCTGTAATTTTGCATATTATTGATTTTCATTATGACCAGGCACTTGCAAAGAAAGATAAAAAAGAATTTCATTTAAAGCAAGCAAATAGACTGAAGGCGTGGTTGGTAGATATAAAAGAATATATTGTAGAAGCCGAAACTAAAATAAAATGAATAAACTATTATTATTATTATTAAGTTCATTGTCCTTACAGGCAGAATGGCATGATTGGACAGAAAAAGAACAAGATTTATTTAAAGATTTTATAACTTTAAATTTAATTGATATACACATAACTCATAAAACTATACAAGATTTTCCTAGTGTAGTAGAAGTCAATCCACTTTTGGGAACTGATCCATCACTAGAAAAATTAATTTTACATAAAGCAGTAACTACAGCAGGTCTTTATTATCTTTTAGATAAAGATAGTAATACAGTAAGAGAACGAGATTTAAAAATATTGAATAGTGTATATATGGGTGTTGTAATACACAATGGTTATGTAAGTTTTGATGTAAGGAAGGAGTTTTGAATAAACTATTATTACCTATACTTATAATACTAGCACTACCACTAGTATTCCAAAGCACTCCAACAGAAATATTAAAATTAAAAGTTTTTGATTATCTTGTCCCCAAACATGAGCCATCTGGTTATTTCACCATATTAAATATAACTGAAGAAGATATAACCAATGAGGGTGGTTGGCCGCTTCCAAGAAAAAGACTTGGAGAAATCCACAGCGACATAATTGCAAAAGGAGCTGTTGGAGTTGGCTGGGTTATATCTTTCCCACAACCTGATCGTACTGGCGGGGATTATTATTTTTCAGAGTCATTAAAATACGGCACATCTATATTGGCAATGTTTGAAACGCCAAATGGTAAATATCCAAAAACAACTGGAACAGTAATTCTTGGTGATGATGTTGGTGGGATGCTAACTAGCGGTGTTGTAAAAAATATAGAAATATTAACAACTCATGCCCAAGAGGGCATAGCTACCGCACCAACCGATGTAGATAACCTAGTTAGAAAAATACCATTACTACTTAGAACTCCAGATGGATATGTTCCTGCCTTTGGAACTGAGGTTTTAAAATCATTGGTTAATGCAAAAACTTATGTCATTAAAACTAATGAACTTGGGATAGAAGAAATTAGAGTTAAAGGATTACCACCAGTTAAAACAGATAGTCTTGGGCGTAAATGGATTTCTTGGGTTGATACTCCAGAAACTACATTACAAGAAATGGATGTTGCGGGTAAGTTTGTGTTTGTGGGTGTAACCGCTAATGGAGTCATGCCTCAAATTGCAACTCCAACTGGTTTATTAGAACCACATAAGATTCAAGCAGCATTATCTGAGTCAATTTTGATAGAAAACTCTCCATATATTCCAAATTGGCACTTGGCAGCCGAAATTTTGATTTTTGGAATTTTTGTGTCGCTGGTGTGGCTCACAATCAATTCTTTGAGTGTGGTTAAGGGCGCAGGTATACTTGGAATTATCTTGCTCACTACGGGCCTCTCTGGCGTTTTTAGCGTTCAAAAGGGCTTTTTAATTGATTTTTCATGGACTTTTGTATCACAAATCATAACTGCAACGATTTCTTTCTATCTTAACTACCAAAAACAATATAAATTACGACAACAAATTAAAAAACAGTTTGAACATTATTTAGATCCACGCCAGGTAAAACAATTACAAGACAATCCAAGTTTATTAAAACTCGGTGGTGAGCGTAGGTATTGCACATTTTTATTTACAGATGTCAGAGGTTTTACTGCTATGTCTGAAAAATTAGAACCAGAAGAAGTTACAGAAATTATGAACAAAGCCCTTACCATACAAGCAGATGCAGTTAAAAAGTATGGCGGTATGGTAGATAAATATATTGGTGATGCCATGATGGCTATTTTTAACGCACCGATTGACTTACCCAACCATGAAACTTTAGCTGTGTTATGTGCTGAAGAGATACAAGAAAATATTAAAAAAGCTGATTTGGGTGTTGAAATAGGTATAGGTGTTAATAGTGGTGATGCTGTTATAGGCAACATGGGTAGTGATACAAGATTTGATTATACTGCTATAGGTGATGCAGTAAACCTTGCTGCTAGGCTTGAAAGTTCTACTAAGGATGTTGGAGAAGATATTGTTATAGGTTATGATACTATTCATGTAAAAAACTTTAGCGATCAGATTATACTGAGAGAGTTAGATGACATTAAAGTTAAAGGAAAAGAAAAATCTATAAACATTTATACAATTATATGACCACGAAAAGAATAACAGCAAGTCATGTTGCTGCCGACTTGGCAGTTTCAAAAAAAGAAAACGAAGAACGCTGGAAAACAGCCTTTAACGAATTTGCAGATATAAAAGAAGAAATAGCAGCAATTAATAACACTATTAAAATGGCAACATTTGGAGTGTTTGGCTTTATTGGCGCTTTATCTATTGCAATAGTAACGGTGATATTATGAAAGGTATTTTAAAAAATATAGTAGGTGCTGTTGCACCAACATTAGGCACAGCAATTAGTGGGCCTTTAGGTGGAATGGCTATGGGTAAGATAGCAGAAGTGCTAGGCGTATCTAACGATCAAAAATCCATACAACAAGCAATCCAAAACGCAACTCCAGAACAAATGCTTGAACTTAAAAAGGCTGAACAAGAGTTTGAGGTTCAAATGAAAGAACTTGATGTTGATGTTTTTAAATTAGAAACACAAGACAAACAAAATGCTAGAGGTATGTTTAGCAAAGATTGGACTGCTAGAATTATTGGTATTGCTACCATAGGCGGTTTTCTTGGTTATATATTTTTAGTAACATTACAACCACCAGAGCAAAACAGCGAAGCATTAATTAATTTGGTGCTTGGTTATTTAGGAGGATTAGCAAGTGCGATTATTTCATTCTATTTTGGAGCATCTAACTCCAGCGACAAAAAGGAGTAACATGAAAATATCAAAAGAGGGTTTATCCCTAATTAAAAAGTTTGAGGGTTGCGAGCTAGAGGCATATAAATGTGCGGCAGGAGTTTGGACAATAGGCTATGGATCTACCAAAGGTGTAAAAGAGGGTGATGCTATTACCCAAGAAGAAGCTGATGAATTGTTATTGCACGAAATGGAAGAATATGAGGGTTATATAAATGACTTGGTTGAAACCGATTTAAAACAAAACGAATTTGATGCTATGGTTTCATGGGTATTTAATCTTGGGCCAGCTAACTTAAAAAGTTCAACTTTATTAAAAGTTTTAAATACCTCACACCCAGACTGTCT